TTCGCGACGCTCTGCAGCAGCGCGGTCACGTCGAAGTCCCACGGCGTGCCGCTAGCGGGGTTGGTCTGGGTGACCACGACCGTCGAGCCGGTGGTGCCGGGCTTGTTGTTCCAGGTCAGCTGTGATCCGGTCCAGGACGCTGCGACCCGCTGCAGCGTGATCGCCACCGAAACGCCCCAGTTTCCGACGCCGTACAGGAACAGATGCGCGGACAGCACCGTCGCGCCGACTGGCACTGGGGACTTGAGCCACAGGAACGACTGCTGCGTGTTGAGCTGGACGTTCAGGGTGTGGTCGTAGCCGAAGTTCGACGACGGCTTCGTCAGGAACGCGTAGGTGTCGGTGCCGGTTTCGACGGTCGCGGACGACATTTACATCCGCCCTGTCGTGCCGGCGAAGTCGCCCTCGTCGAGCACGATGTCTCGGACCCAGGCCCGCAGGGTGCCTTGCGAGTCCGCGGAGATCTCCAGCCGGCCATGCAACCGCCCGCCCGAGCGTCTACGTGGCCCACTGCTGCCAGCGCCGACGGTGCCGCCGCCTGCGTACCTGTCCGCGGCGATCGCCTTGAGGAGCGGGCGGTGCTTGCGTGCCGCTGCAGCCGGGATGATCTCCTCGTCGGTTGACGCCCAGATCAGCTGGTCATCAGCGGTCGGGCCGCCCCTGCCTCCGACGGTGCCGCCGAAGTCGTAGCGTTTGATCCCGTTCCGGGTCACCGTGCCACCGGTCGCGGCCTGCGCCTGGTGGCCGGCGCCGCCAGCGTTGGGTGCGCCCTTGGTGTGGATCGAGACGGTCAGGATCGGGTTGAGCGACGCGATCCACGCCGTGACCGCCGCGATCTTCGCTCGCGCTGCCGCAGTGTCCGCATCGACCTTCGTGGTCTTGCGGGGCGGGATCTTGTACAGCGTGTCGATATAGGCCTGGATCGCGGGGGTCAGCGCGTGCTGGCTGCTCAGCGCGGCCTCTAGGCGGCGCTTGGAGTCGGCGAGCGCGGCGTTGCCTTTCTTCGTCGATCCGGTGTTCTGCTCGACGGCCTGCGCGAGCGCGATGGCTGACTGCGCCTGCTGCTGCAACGCGCCCTCGTTGGCGCGGCCCTTCGCGGTGTTCTCGTCAATCGTCCGGCCATTGGTGCGGAACGCTGCACCCGCGGCGGCGGTGGCTGTCCGCATCGCGGTGGTGGCCGACGCGACGCCGAGGTTGTTCCCGCCGAGACCCTGCAGCGCCTGGTTGAGCAGCCCGATCGCGTTGTTCTCCAGCACCATCGCCGCGGTCTGGTCTTTGATCGTCTGGGTGTTCTTGTCGGCCGCGAGTTTCGCCTGCACATAGGCATCGCCGCTGAGCCCGAGCGACGCGGCGATCTGTCGATACGCGCCGGAGGCGATCTGAGCGGCCAGGGTCGCGTCGCCCTGCTGGGTGGCGTACTCGCCGACCTTCGCCTTCGCTGCCTCATACTCGGCGCGGGATGACGCCAGGCTGGACTGCAGCTTGTTGGTCTCGGCGGCGACTTCCTGCTGCCGGGTCGCGACCTGCTGGGCCGTCGCCCCGAACTGGCCGCCTGTCACGGCGGCGCTGTCCTGGGTCTTCTGGTAGTCGGCGAGGTGCTGCTGCGCGTCCTGGTATTGCACGGCGGTCTCGGTGATCGCGGCCACGATCTCGTGCTGAGACAGGCCCGTCTTGGTGCCGGCGGCGGCGCCGGTTTCCATCGCGTTGTTCCACGCGCCGATCTCGGCGGTGCCGTTCTGTATGGCCTGCACGAGCTCGTTGATCCGCTTGGTTTCCTGCACTGCGGCCTGCGAGTGGCGACCCATCACGGCGGACATGACACCGAGCCCGACAGCGGCGACAGTGCCGGCGATGCCGAGCCCGCGCACAGCGGTCGACGCGGCGCCCATGAACCCGGACGCCTTGGACGCGATGCCGCCGGACGCGGCGAGTTTCGTGGAGAACCCGGACAGCTTCGTTGATGCGGCGTCGGCGGCGTTCCACGCCTTGAATGCGAGCGCACCGGACACGAGCAGCGGGATGAACGTCTGCAGAACGCCGATGGGGATCGAGTTGAACGCGGTCGACAGGAGCCGGACCGAGGTCAGCACGGTGCCGCCCCAGGGCGCGAAGCCCTGCAGGATGTGCGACCCGGTTTCGATCAGCGACCCGATCGTGGCCTCAGCCCGGGGAAGTTCGTTCTGCACGTCGGCGACGAAATTGCGTACCGCGTCGGAGGATGTGGCCCAGTGCTGGAAGCGGGCCGAGCCGGTGACAAGGTCGCCGCCGATGGTGCGGAACAGCGGGTCCATCTGCCCGAGCAGCGCCACCAGTCCGGGGCCGGTGTGCCCGACGATCTGCCCGATCTGGCTGGAGTACAGGGCGACATCGCGGTTTAGCTGCGGGAACAGTGACCGGCTGGACTTGACGCCGGCGTTGATGCCGTCGAACATGCCGGCCGCTGAGAGCTGCTTGAGATGGCTGAACTCGGTGACGACCGGCGCGAATGCTTGGCGGTACCGCTGCCCTTCGGCGGTGCCTTGCTTCATCGCGTCGCGGATCCCGAGGATCCCCAGCACCGCGACACCGCCTGCGGCGCCGAGACCGATCAGCGCACCGGTGGCGACTGCGGCGAGCGGGACCAGCGCGGGTCCGATCGCGAGGATCGACGTCAGCAGCAGCCCCATGCCGCCGGACTTACCGCCGGCGGTCCGCGCGGCAGCGTCGACTGCTTTGATCTTCCCGATCGCGGCAGCGGAGTCGACGTCGATGCGGACGGTGGGGCTCTCCCGCGCGAGCGACCGGGCCTCAGCCTTCGCCGCTTCGATACCGGCGCGCCAGTCGGAGCGGTCCAGGGTCAGGTAGCCGACGATCCGGCCGACGTCGGTTCCTTCACCGGGCACGGCGGCTACCCCCCTTCATCGTCGGACGCGGCCGGGTCGGCGGCGAAGTGGCGGGCTAGGCGCGTGTCGGCGGCTAGCAGCCCGTTAACGCGGGGCACGAACCAGGCCCACGGCTTCGTGCGCATCGCGGGTTCGAGTTCGATGCCGTATTCGGACTGGAAATCGGCTACGAGGAATGTCCGTTGCCCGGCGACTTGCGTCCAGGTGACATGCGTGGCGCCGTCCCCTTCGGGGTCCGCGAGGATCTCCGGGGGGATGTTTTCGTACCATTCGTACGCGCCGGTGAACGGGTCCCGCTCGCCTCGGCCCCATTCGGCGATGGCATCGAACTCACGATGAGGTTGGCCGCCTGCATCGAGGCGGCCAGCGCTTCCGGGCTCGGGCCGTGCTCCCACAGGTACTCGGCGACGTCGCGGCCTTCGCGCTCGTCGGCGATGACGACCAGGGCCGCGCGGATGATCGCCGCCTCGGGGACGCCGTCGGCGCGCATCTCGGTCAGGAGCGGGCCGAGGGTGATCTCGAACAGCTCCTCGTCGCTCAGCCGGGCCTCGGGCGGCACTTCGGGTGCCTCGGCGCCTTCGGGTATGTCTTTGAGATCAGCGAGGTACTTCTCGATGGCTTCACGGACAACGGTGTAACGCAACACAGCCGCTGCCGACATCGGCGGGACCCGGTAGGTCTTACCCCGAATCGGCAGCGGCAGCGCGGTGACTTCGTCCCAGTCGCGGAACGGCATGACGGTACCCCTTTGGCTGATGGCTGAATGGCTGAGAAGAGTGGGCGCGACTCAGCCGGGCCGCGCCCACCCGTCCCGGGGTTACGTGCGGGTGTACGGGAACGACGCAGACGCGCCGACCGCATTGGTGACGATGATCGGCGCGGAACCGGCCGAACCGGCGGGCAGCGCGCAGACGATCAGGTTGTCCGACTCGACGACGCGGCTCGGGGTGGCGACACCGCCGATGGTGAGCGCGGTGGTGCCGGTGAACGCCGACCCGGTGATCGTCAGCAGGCCACCGACGCCGAGCCCGGACGGTGTCGCGGTCAGGATGATCGGCACGGTCGGGGCGGTGCCCGGGTTGGTGATGCCGAGGTTCAGCGTGCCGTCGGTGACGGGGCAGGTCGCGGTGACCGACTCCAGGTTCTTCACACCGGTCTGCGCGCGCTTCAGGGTCGGCAGCACGATCGCGGAGCCGTTGTCGCGGCCAGCGAGACCATTGCGGTCATACCAGCGCAGCCCGCACCGCGCGGCCACATCGAACTGGCCGGTCGTGCCCAGGATGATCGACTGGCCTGGGTCGCGGACCGCGGTCACGATCGCTGACAGGAACGTCAGCGTCGGCGCGGCGTCCATCATCGTGATCTCACCGGCTGAGACGCCGTTCGTGTCGTAGGCGGTGGCGTCTTCGACGTTCGGGTTGACGTTCGGGTCGAAGTCGGTGATGCGTTTGACCTCGAGCCAGCCGCTGGCGAGCGTCAGGTCGGTGGTGGCGTCGATGCGGTAGCGGCGGGCGAGCAGAACGGACACGGGGGTGCCTCCTCTGGGGCATGGTGGAACACCCGCCGCGCAGCGCGCACGGGGTCAGGAACAGGGGCGGTGGGTCAGTCGGTGCTGGTCTTGGCCTTGACGGGCTGGTAGGCCGCGTCGAAGGTCTCGCCGTCGACGACGCTCAGCACACCGGCGGCGTCTTTGACGAGGTAGTCACCCGGCTTGAGCATCCCGAGCGTGTCGTAGCTCTCCTCGCCCGCGCGGACATGTACACAGTTCTGGCCAGCGGCGGGATCCCACGGTGCCTGCTCGACGAGATCTACGTCGCCGAAGGACGCCAACTCGGCGAGGTTGCCGTCCTCAGCGTCCGCGCCCGTAGGCGGCTCGTACTGCACGGCCTCGACGTGCACGGGGCGGGTCACGTACTTAGCCATGAGTGGGTGCTCCTATTCGGCGGCGGGGTTGCTGGCGTCGACGGTCCAGTTGGTGGAGATCTCCCACCGGTCGCTGTCGTCGTGGCCCAGCGGGATCGAGGAGAAGATCAGGATGTGGTTCGCGTCGCAGCCGCCGTACTGGCGGTGCTGCAAACCCTGCAACACGGTGCGGACCTGCTTGTCGAGGGTGCCTGCGTCGAGTGGCTGGTTCCGGGCGCCACGGGACCGAGTCTGCAGCCGGAGCGTCTCGGTGGCCTGGTCGGGGCTGGCGTCGATGGTGTACGCGGTGACCACGACACACCGGTCAGGCGCGGCCGGCATCAGCATCGCGACGAGCGCGGTCTCACCGGTGAGGTACGCGGATCCGTCGCTGCGGTACACCCCGACGCCAGCGTTCTCGAGGTCCTGCAACACGCCGGTGACCAGGTCGGCCGGGTCGATCACAGCGCGCGCCGGATCTGCTCACCGACGATGTCGAGCGCTTGCGGCCCGTCGGTTAGCATCGGCTGCTCGAGGAACTTCGCCTGCCCGTGCGGGTGCCGCAGCGACAGCACCTCATGCTGGTACCGCGCGTACGGCGTGTTGTACGACATCTCGACGGTGTCGCCGCCGTCGCTGTCGACCCGCCATGAGCGGAGCAGCGTGCCCTCTTCGAGCGGCACCAGTGGCGCGGACTTCTCCCCGATGTGTTCCGCGCCCATCGCCAGCGCGTCCGGGACGGCGGCGTCGACGCGGGCGTCGAGCTCAGCGAAGTGCAAGTCGATGTCCCAGCGGATGCCCATCAGCGCAGCGCCGCCACAGTGTGGTCGGGCAGGTCGAGGCCGCTCGACGTGAACGCCGACACCGCGATCACGGTCGACGTGACGCCGTCGATGGTGACCCGTGTCTTGTCGGTGAACAGGCCGGTCAGCGTCGGGTCGACGTAGACCTGCGTGGAGGAGACGACCTGCTCGCCGTCGGCGCCGCGGACCAGCGACGCCTGCCGCTCGATGTAGCACGGCACGTCGTTCGCCGCCGCGTACAGCGCGACCCCTGAACCGGTGACGCCCGTGTAGGTTTCGACGGTCGCGATGTGCACCCAGAAGTCGGACAGGTCGCTGTCGGGGACGGTGAGCGGCATCAGTAGCCGCCGTAACCGACGTCAAGCGGCCACGTCGATGGCAGCCCACCCGGTGAGCTCGGCGGGTAGGTGGTGGTGTCGATCGGGATGTTCCAGACCGGCAGGTCCACGGACAGCAGCCCCGTGACGTAGAGGATGTTGTACGCGTCGGGCGCGAGCGCGCGCAGCGCCGCCTCACGCTCGGCCACGCTCGGCGCGCTGTAGCTGACGCTGGCCGTGCCGATCGACTTCGCGGTCTTGATCGAACTGGACACGCCGGCAGGCAGGCTGGCCGGGTCGAGACCGGACCCGACCCACGCCGCG